AAAAGAGCTATAATCGACACGGTCTACTTAGTGGACCGGTAGTCGACCACTTGTTCCGTATACCCATCCATCACTTAGTGAGGATGACGGACTTATGGCAGACAATCGAAGATTGTCTCTATCTGTCTTCCATTGAGATTTTCTCAAAAGAGCACAGTGGACCGCTCCGACGCATCTTCAGATGGTTCGTGAGTAGCTATGTCTATAGTGGCCATACGGCCACCATAAAGGCATGGAAAACTTTTGTGCAATTTGTTAAACAAAGAGCTGCAAAAGCAGAAGAGCTCGAGCAGGCTAAGCCTGTCGGGTTCCCTTGGTATGATCCGGAGACTGGGCTGTTACAGCCCACCGGCATATTCTGGCTTGACTGTGTCGCTAAGCGAGGAGTCAAGTCAAAAGGTGAAATGACGCGCTTTATGCACTTCATGTCATCTAGAGGTGCCCCGACCCCCGTAAGGGAGACGAAAATACAGGCACTTGCCGAACATCAACTCTTGCGTTGCAAGGAGACGATACTGCCTGAGGCAGAACGTTTGGCTCAGTTGTACAACATCGGCGTGCGTATCGCACGTCGGGTTGACAAGCGATCTCTTTCGAGATCAGCTTTGAGATCGGAACACTTAAGTGTTACTAACTCATCATGCATGGAGAATCCTCGCTCTAAGGGCGGGCGCTCTTCATACGTTCGGGTTCAGCTACAAAAGTTTGCTAACTTTGTACCTGGCGAAGATCGGGAAATACGCTTAGTGCTTGGGCACTGTATCACGATCCGGGGTGGGATTCCCTTCTGGAAATCCTTCACTCCTGTGGCGGAATTAACTCCTGAGGAGCTTGATTCACACACTGCATGGGGTGACCCTATAAAGAGTCAAACCTACATGCAAAAGTTCGCCGGGTTCAACAAGAACCTAGGCTACCTTTTACTTCAATGGTCCTTCGAAGAAGGTGTCAAAGAAGGGATTCTCGATCCCAATAATGGGAAAGTAATCGGGAATTTTCGTCAGCGGGCTATCCCCTTAGGGGAGCCTGGTGACAAGACAAGATGCTTGACTGTTGACCCTGCATGGGTCACAGTGTTCTTGACGCCTTTTGGCCACATTCTTGTGGACACTTTGCGTACGATTCCAGAAGCAGCAGCAGGGCTTGGGTTCGGTGAACCCGCCTTCCGCTTTCTCCAAGAGATATCTAAGATATCTGAGAAATCGGGGAACAAAATATTCTTAGAATATTCTTGGTTCCTGTCCATGGACCTAGATAAGGCGACTGACCATTTCCATAAGGAAAAGTCTCGCTACCTCTTAAGAGGTTATCTACATGGGCTCGGTAAGGATTTTGAAAATCCTTATAATCTTCTCGCCATTCAACTTTTGTTGAGCGATCGGATTTGTGTCTGGACGGCTGAAGGCTGTTGAAAGCACATCAGGTGCAAACGCGCGTACGGATTAGCGAAACGGAAACGTTCCCATTCCCATCAAGCAGTACCGCTTTTCACTTTGTTACCATATAGAAATCTTAAGATTTCTCATGAGAACCTGAGGTCCCCAAGGGGTTT